AATTACCACCATTCATCACTTGACCATTTATTTTTTTTAGTAGGAAATCCGTTTTGATAACGATTGTGTTTCTTGTTGTGACAACTAATACATAATGTAACTAAGTTATCCATGTCTAATGCTAACTCTGGATGACTATCTAACTCTTTAATATGGTCTACATCCAATGATTTATGCTTGTCTGGGTTTATCGTTTTAACAATTCCTTTTTCTTTGCAATGTTGGCACTCATAATTATCTCTAATCAATACCAACTCCCTCAACCTACGCCACTCTTTAGACTTATAAAACCTTTTCGTTTCTTTATCTACCTTACGATCACTTGCTGGCTTGTTAATACCACGTGAATACCATTCTCTTATAGCCTTCTTAAGTCCTTCTTTGTTTGGTCTATCGCTTTTGTTTAACCTATCGATACACACATCTATATCTACATCCATCTTGATAGCTTTGTAACTCATACCATTGTCTTCAATCCTATTAGTTATCTTCTTAGATAAGAATGTAGTAATGATGTATAACTTACCTACCTTCTTAATTTGTGTGCAATCAATCATAGTATTACGTAATATTAAGAGTATATCTTGTGTATTAGGTCTATTATCTTGATAGTCACCAAAGGTTATAGCTTGAGCCATAGCGTCATAGTCGAATACTATATCATCATCTGTTATGTTTTCTTTCACATACGTTGTCTTACCACTCAATGGTGGTCCATATACAACTACTACTTCCACTGTGTCTCCTCCTTTGTAATGACATATGCTAACTCATATCAACACTACCAGCATGACTAATAGTTATATGTTTGGAGTTCATGTGTAGTGTTCATATCAATAAGCATAAAGAAAGACACACCACAATGTGATGTGCCTCAATATAATATAGTGTTGTTGTTTATATATATAAGTCACTGGAACTTATCGTATATCGATATTATATACCATACCTAAGTACAGTACATAATAGTGTCAGAAGTGTCCTAATGTGTCATAACTGTCCTGATGTGTCACAACTGTCATTTTGCATATAATATAGCTTATCAATGATTTCCTTACGTCTATCCCCATAGGTGTTTTTATTCATCTCTGTCTCTGGTAATATCTCGTGGCGCTTATACCCTTTCATTATTTCTAGGAATATAAAGTCGTCCTCGTTCAACTTATCTTGGCAGTTATTGATAAACGCTATCTTATCCATCTTGCTTTGCACATTTCTATGAGCTCTCTCTCTAGCAAGTACAACTGATTCTACTTTACTACTATTCACTCCTTGTGGCTTAGGTAGTGTGGCTTCAATACCATACTGCGCTATACTATTGCTATCTACATCTGGAAGTATCATAGCCAATGTATTGCATGTGATTCTAAAATTATCAATCATATCTCTAATATCTTCCTTTGTGTACATATACTACCTCCAGTTATTTGATACTTACGTTAAATGTATTATCTACTACCAACAATTTATATTCTTTATTACCGAAATCATCTAATGCTTTGCTCATTTTAAGTATTGCCTCTGGTTTCATTAAACCTTTTTTATATTGAAAGATTATTAATTTATGTTGATTGTCTATAATTATTTGATTATCTGTTCTCTTACCGTAAGCCACCTCATATTCAAGTGCATCTATCTTAGAATCTTTGATTGCGTTGTATATGAGTGAAACGATTGCAATAGTGCCTAGAAGAATAGTTGCTACAATCCAGAACATCATTCACTCACCTCATAATCCATCGGCACATCCACCATATCGTTTGCTTGTTTCCTAACAATGATCTCGTATGTGATTGCTTTACTTAGTTCGTATAGAAATATAATTAATAATGGTTTGAGTATTGGTTTCATTCGTCGTCCTCCTTGCACAAATTAACTGAATGTTTATAACCACAATCTTCACAAAGTCTAACTATAATTACTGGTACATTATCTCCAAATGCTTTTCACTTTCGTTGTTTAAACTCTTACATTTAGGACACTGAAAGAATGTATTGTGTTCAAAATAATCGTTGTATTGAATAAAGTGTTCTTTATTTGTTTCGATTGCAAATATACCGTTATCTGCTAATAATCTATTTTTAGTAAATGGTAATGATTTGTATTCTTGCATATTCACTCACTGTCCTTTCTTACTCTTCGTGAAAGCTTCATTTAATTTTTGTGCTTTATACTTACGTTTCGCATCTTCCTTACTCTTTGCCTCAACCACAGTAAACGTTTCATTCTCACGTGCTTTAGTTACATGAGTGAAATGATGATCGGTTGAGTCTGTTATGTGTCGGATTAGAAATTGCATTCACAACACCTCATGCGTAATTACATATTTCGTAAGTTTACCACCACATTTTATGGCTACATTATTCGCTTCATCATAATTGTTATATTCAAATAAAGTTGCTCGCTTGATATCATCTGTAAATCCAAATCCTCCTATACGATATTTGAATAAGTAAATACCTTTATTAACTTCAACTACATAATGTGTATCTTTATCTACTACCATCCACACTCACTCCTTATCTAGGTCTATCTGTTTCAACCTCATTCATGTTGACCCATATTACATCTAATGCGTAATATTCAGCTTCTAGTTGCTTTATAAAATTTATATCTGCGCCATCATATTTAGCGTGTTCTAACTTATCTTGTACATAAGCCCTAGCATTAGATACGCGATTGTGAATATCTTTAAAACTTCTAGTATAATAATTTTCCATCTTCGCTCACTCCTTATTTAGTACATTCTTTATACGTTCCACGATGTCTTTACTCTCCTGTTGATCCGTAAGCCCCTCTGTTACTTTCATTTTCAAACTCTTTTACTTCTACCGGCTGCATATAAGAAACAGGTGCAATGACTAACTGTGCTAATCTTTCGTATTTTTGAACTATGATTGGATCATCACTAATGTTATCTGTGATAATTCCAATCTCTTTATGATAAGTAAGATCTATTGTTCCCAGTGCTACACGTAATTTAGTTTTTAATGACTTGCCTGAACGTGGTCTGACTTGCCCCTCATAGCCGTACGGTAATTTAATGGCTATATCTGTTTTAACTGCTACTGTTGTATGAGGTTCAATCACTGTTGTTTCAGACACATATAGGTCTAAACCACTATCCGTTGCATTAGCGCGTTTAGGCATTGTTGCGTTTTCAGATAATAATTTGATTTGTAGTTTAGTCATTTTGTTTGTCCTCCATGTAATATTGGATGGTTTCAATTATCAGTTCAACTTTTGTTTCTGGTGCTTTATACTCATCGTTTGCATGACGTAAAATTTCATCAAACGCACGTGCTTTCTTCAGCACCTCTACATGTTCTTTATAAATATCTTGATGCATTTGCATATTCGGGTATTTTTCTGCCAATGCTTTAGTACCTTCTACTTGCTTTTCCATGTATTTATACTTCATTTTCTCCACCCTCTAATTTATCAATGTAGTTAACCAAATCTATATACCTATCAACACTTGGGTTCACTTCTGCTTTCAAACGTATATGCTCGGTTAGGTATAAATATTTAGACGCGTCTTTAGCATACTCTTTACACTGCTCACGTAAACCTTTAGAAGTTGTTTGATCGTTCTGCCACTCGTCAAAGTAACTATTAGATTGTATACGTAATGCTTTGTTTTCTTTATCTAAATCATCTACTGTATTCATAAGCAAGGCATTACGTTTTTTAAAATCATGATTCTCCCGTTCCAACCTACTAATATTTGCTCTTAATACGGTTATATCTTCGATCAGCGTGTCACGTTGTGCTTTAAAATCACTCACTCGCTATCACTCCTTTGTAAGTTCTCTGCCATTAATATTTACCGTAGCTTTCCATCAAGTCTTGTGTAATTTCTTCCCATGTTTGAATACCACGCCCGTCTGTGATGTCCAGTATCACACCGTAGACGTACTGGTTAATGCTAAACTCTGCACGGTCCTGTTCTCTGTTCACATGGCCAGTCCCTTGACGAATATCAGTACATTGGACATACACTTTACGCTCATGACCACTGTGCATTAATCCCTGAATATAGCCCATTTCGGCGATTGTGCCTTGATTATGAGGTAGGTAATCGAAAATCAGAATGTTGCTTTCAGAAATTCCAGTCGTATCATTTCTCACAATGCGCTCAGCTAATCCTTCTTGTACCGCGTTACTTTTATCATTTACACTCTTATCGTCTTGCGGTACATAAACTTTGAACCCTAATCTTTGAAGGTCTTTCTTTTCCCACTCTCTAAGCATTTGGTCTCCCAGGTCTAGCATTCCGCCACCGAGATATATTTGTTTACTCATTTGTCAGCACCTCTTTCAGTCGCTTTGCATAGACTTCTATTTTTTCCAACTCTTTCACTTTTTCATCTTTACGACCTAATCGTGTAGCATATTTGATAATGTTGCCTGTCATGAAACCTTTGAACTCTTGAGATGTCATCTGCTGTCTAAGAAATTCGATTACATCTATCCCGTCTTTGCCATGGTAATGAGAAGGAATACCTTTATCCGCATCATTGACGAAAAACGGTTCCTCGTTTTCGTAATCTTCTGACTTCTGATTACTTAAAGGTAATGTATCAAAGTAATCTTTATCAGTGATTGTTGCTTCGTTTGACACACCGTCCAATTGCACAACAACTGCTTGCGGTTCTGCATGTCGTACAACTCTGCGGATTACAGTAGCGTTGTGTCCTTCATCAATATTCATATCGTTGTATCGCCAAATAATAATTCTGTCGTTCTCATTCAAGTCTTTAATCTCTTTCATCTAACGCACCGCCTTTTTCATTAAGTCGTTCTCGCATAAGTATTTAAACCATTCACTAGGTTTGACTGCTTGCGGTGTTCCATCGTAGAGCCACGGTTTTAAACGCTTTTTTCTTTCTTCTTCCAATTTCTCAGCTTCCAACTTACGTTCAATATCATCTGTCGCTAGGTCATAAT